GCTGATACTCTTACTAATACTACTGATATGCCTTTTCGTTTCTATCCTTGCATGGTGGCTGGATTAGCATATTACTTATCTATGAAACGTGCACCAGAGCGTATTCAGTTGTTGAAGTCTGTCTATGAAGAAGAGTTTCAACGTGCCTCTGACGAAGACGAAGATAGAACACCTCTCAAACTACAACCTAGTATACAATACTTGAGGGTATAATGGCATTTGCGTCTGGCAAAAAAGCTTACGGTATATCAGATCGATCTGGTTTTCGGTATCGACTCAAGGATATGCGTAAAGAATGGAACGGATTACTTGTAGGTAAAGACGAGTTTGAAGCAAAACATCCACAGCTTAGATCCCCTCGTGTGGGTGCAGATCCACAAGCACTGAGAGATCCACGTCCAGAAACTGGATTAGGTAGTCAAAGAGCAGTTCAGTATGGATTTAGTCCTGTAGGTTTTAAAACAATACCAGGATTGATTGAAGAAAATGATTTAGTTGCTACGGGGCAAGTTGGTACGGTTACTCTCTTTTTTCCTAAAACTTTAGGATCAGAGGCTACTGGTGAAGTGGGGGATGTAACAGTTATTGTTCCTGCCTCTGCAACGGTTGCTATATCTGGTTTTATTTCTTTATCTGGTTCTGTGGGGTCTGAAACTGTTGTAACAGAAGGCTCTGTTACTGTTCCAGTCACAGGTTCTAGCAGCGCAGTTTCTGCTGGTACAGTCACCGTTTTTATAGCAAATGTCATTGCCGTCGTTACAGGCTCTGCTGGTACTACTTCTGTTGGATCTGTAACTACTACAACAAATGTAACAAATTATGCTGTCACTGTTGCTACAGGCACAAACGCTTATGGAACAGGTAATAAGTTCTATATTGATGGTGCTGTATCTCCAACGCTTACATTAAACGAAGGTGAAACATATTGGTTTGATCAGAGCGACTCCACCAATAGCACACATCCTTTACGATTTAGCACAACTGCAAATGGTACGCACGGAGGTGGCACAGAGTACACCACGGGTGTAACTACAACGGGAACTCCAGGTAGCGCGGGAGCGTATACAAAGATAACAGTAGCATCAGGTGCTCCAACATTGTATTATTATTGTACCAACCATTCAGGTATGGGAGGCCAAGCGAACACACCATGAGTTTTACATACGACGAATTAAAGCAAGCAGTTCAGGACTATACAGAAAATTCTGAAACAATTTTTGTTAATAATCTTCCCATTTTTATAAGGGCAGCAGAAGAGCGTATTCTAAAAAACGTTCAACTAAATCTTTTCATGCGTAATCAACAAGGCGTTATGACTTCAGGAAATAAATTCTTGGGTGCACCTAGTGATTTTTTAGCTCCTTTTTCTTTAACTTTAACGTCTAACGGTGAAAGAGAGTTTCTTGAATTTAAAAATTTATCTTACATTGAGTCGTTTCATCCCAATCCAACAGAAACAGGAAAACCAAGATATTATGCTCAATTCGATGTAGGTAACTTTATATTAGCTCCTACACCTAATGCTGATTATGAAGTAGAAGTTCAATACCTTTTTAGACCTGCTAGTTTAACCTCTGGTGCTGGCACAGGCACAACATGGTTGAGTGAAAACGCAGAGTTGGCTGTTTTATATGGATCACTTGTCGAAGCTTATATATTTATGAAAGGTGAACCTGATATAATGGCTTTATATAATCAGAGATTTAATGAAGCAATTGTTGGATTAAAGATGTTAGGGGAAGCAAAGGAAACCACGCAAGAGTATCGTGTTGGTAAAGTAGTGAGGCCGAAACAATAATGTTTAAATTAAATTTTGATATTTCAGACGATCCAATCGTTAATGTACAAACAACACAGAATCGAGGGTTTACCCCCGACGAGGTTGCAGAACGCTGTGTAGAAAAACTGATTAGTGTATCTGATGATGCACACCCTGCTATAAGGGATCAGGCTAAAGCGTTTCAAAAACACATGGAAAAAGTGGTTGCATTTTATATGCGAGAAGCTATTCGCAGTGACCGCACAACCGTGTATAATGCCCTTATAGATGCAGGGCATCCAAAACTGGCTGACGCAATAAGGAGATTATGACATGGCGATCACGCAAGCAATGTGCACCTCTTTCAAGCAAGAACTTCTTGAAGCAGGACACAACTTTAAAAACTCAGGAGGGCATACTTTTAAGCTTGCCCTATACACCTCATCAGCAACATTAGGTGCGGCTACCACTGATTATGCTACTACAAACGAGGTTAGTGGCACAGGTTATTCTGCTGGTGGTAGTGCGTTAACACGAGTAGATCCTACTACTAGTGGCACGACAGCTTTTACTGACTTTGCTGATTTGACGTTTTCAACGGCGACAATAACCGCAAACGGTGCATTGATATACAACACCACAACTGGTGGCGGATCAGGTACAACAGATTCTGTTATTGTGTTGGCGTTTGGTGGCGACAAAACATCAACTGCTGGTGACTTTACTATTCAGTTTCCAACAGCAGACGCGAGTAACGCTATTATTCGTATCGCCTAAACAGGCGTAGTGCTATGGTAGCAATTTCGGGTTGGGCGAGAGGCACATGGTCCCAAGGGGCTTGGGGCGAATCCCTTCCTGTTATTGTTACAGGAGTGGCAGGGACAGGTGCGGTTGGATCTGTTTCTATTGTTGCGGAAGCCAGTATACCAGAAACAGGGTTGGCGGCTACAGGTGGCGTTGGCTCTGTTACTGTTTTAGCGGCGGCTGATGTCGGTGTTACTGGCTCTACAAGCACAGGTTCGATTGACTCTGTTACTGTTACAGGCACTGCAACTATATCTCCAACAGGTTCTGCTGGTACGGGTGCAGTCAATTCTGTAACGGCGCAAGGTAGCGTTGACGTACCAGAAACAGGGTTAGAGGCTACAGCTTCGGTAGGCACGGCTGTAGCGGCGGCTGGGGCTGACGTTGGCGTTACAGGTATAGCTGTTACTGGTGGATTAGATTCAGTAACCGTTACAGGTACAGGTAACGTACCTGAAACAGGGCTTGCTGCTACTGGCGGCGTTGGCAGTCTCACGGTTGTGGGTATTGGTAACGTTGTTACGACAGGCGAAGCAAGCACTGGAGCAGTAGGCACGGTTACTCCGAAAGCGGATGCGGATGTTTCTGTTACGGTTCCCTTTATTGATTTTTCAAGTTACGCAAGAGGTCAAGTCGGCACCGTCATTGCTGGTATTTCTGTAGAGTTTTTAACAACGGGATTGGCAAGTGCGACAAATGTTGGTAATGTAACGATAGAAGCAAACGCAGATGCTATCGTAACTGGCGTTGAGTCAACAGGAGATGCAGGTAATGTTAGAGTATTTGATCAAGTTATTCCCGATCAAAACCCAAGTTTTCAACCCCCTGTGCCGGGTCTTCAGCCCGGTGATCCGTTGTCTAGCCCTTCTTATAAAGATCCTGAAGGTGCGCCTAGTGGATTTGTTCCGGGAGATCGTTTACAAGCCCCAATATGGAAAGACGTAGCATAGGAGATATAAATGCCAAGTAGTTTTACAACCAATTTTGCGATAGAAAAACCTGCTACGGGTGAACAAAGTGGATCTTGGGGTACTACCACAAACCATAACTTTGATATATTTGATCGGTTAGCTGGATACAAAAGCGTTACCGTATCTGGTACGACACATACTTTGACAGTGCGTCCAAGCTCTCCCTCTTCTGGATCGAGCAATGCGTCAGATGGTATGTATCGTGTAATTGAGTTCAAAGACTCAGGTTCTGATTTGGGCGCAGATGTAACCGTTACGGTAGCTCCAGATTCAACACAAGCTTTTTTTATCTTTAAAAACTCACTAACTGCCGATAGAAATGTAATAGTAACCCAAGGTAGTGGAAGTAATGTTACAGTCCCCGGAACAGGGAAAGTAAGTATTGTATACGGTGACGGTGGCGGAGCAACAGCAAATGTGATAAGCTTGAGTGATACTCTGGCAATGTCGAACCCTGAAATTACAGGCGGTGTAGCGACAGGGCTTACAGACCTGAGCATGGCAGATGCTACTGCACAAGGCAAAGCTCAGACTGGTTTAAATGTAGACGCGGCGGGTACTGCTGTCGCTTTATCAATTGCGTTAGGATAGTTAGATGGCAACAAATACCTTCAAACGAAAGTTCTCAACAGGCATAGGCACCACGGCTACGGCAGTTGGTGGTTATTCCGTTTTGCTCGATGTGCAAACCACAGCGATTGGTTTGGCTTTGGCAAATGTTACAGCTTCTCAAATTACTGTAAGTGTTACTTTAAACACTCAAGCTGGTGATACAATACACATTGTTAAAGATGCCCCTATTCCAAGCGGTGCTGCCTTAATTCCGATTGGTGGGGATCAAAAAGTAGTAATGGAACACAATGATCAAATTAAAGTTGTGTCTGACACAGCATCCTCAGTCGATGCGATCTTGAGTATTCTTGAGATAGACACATCAACGTAGGAGTCAATAGATGCCATATTTAGGTAATGAACCTGCTACAGTATTTACAAGCACCACTAAAGATACTTTTAGTGGTGACGGCTCTACTACAGATTTCACATTATCAAAAGCAGGAAACAATAACGCTCTTCGTGTTGTTGTAGAAAACGTTGTTCAAGATCCCGGAGTCGCTTACTCTTGTAATGGAACTTTAATGTCTTTTACATCGGCTCCGCCAACAGGAACAGATAATATTTATGTTGTTCATTTAGGTCCACCCGCAGCGAGTATTA